AGCTATACTTGATAGGGATGAAGCTCTGCTAATAATATCTCACGATTTAAAAAATACTACGCTGCACATGTAATATTTGTCCATGTTGTGCCAGCATCAGTATTGATATACGCACGTGAAGTTGCGCCTGCTGGGTCTGACCTTAGATATAATGATCCTATTGGAGCTGTGATAGCACCACTAGGGCTACCAGCACCGGCAAGAACCAATAATCCACCAGGTAGGCTCAATCCACGACCAGCAACTGTTACACTCAAGCCATTTGCTGCAGCAACATTTGTTCCTGTAGGAGTATTGAGTACCAAAGTAGCACCAGCTGTTGTTGAACCAACGTTTGTAGCATGGGCAGTTGCGCTTGTTCCTAAGTTTAGTGCACCAGTACCAACATTGAGCACTACAGAAGTTGCACCAGTAGCATTACCAACGGTGATTGTTCTTGCAGCTGCACCAGTACCTACGTTAATAGCTTGAGCAACAGCATCGTTACCGACGTTAATTGCACCAGCAGAAGAATTAAGTTCTAATACACCAGCTGAATCTAACAGCAATGTACCGGTAGAAGCGGCAGTAATATTACCTGTTCCAGATAGAAGACTCAGTGATGCCGCACCTGTAGCAGAACCCATGGTAATAACATTGGCTACTGCGCCAGTACCTATATTAACTGTTTTAATACCAGTTCCACCTGTAGCAATAGCAACAGTTTGAGCACCTGTACCTGGAGCAATTGATACTGTACCTGTTTGAAGACCAGTTCCGCCGACAGTAACTGTACCAGTAGTCATTGCATCACCAATTGCAACTGAACCACCGGTTTGGGTATTACCAATAGCGATTACGTTAGCACCAGTACCGCCAATGTTAATTGTTTTAACAACAGCAGCTCCAGTACCAAGGTTAACTGTAGTAGCAGCAGCATCAGAAGATAGTGACATTGCACCAGTTCCTGAAAAAATAGCAATTGGACCGTTTACTGCCCCAATGGAATATCCACCAGTTCCTGCAGAAAATGTCATGCCTCCTGCAGCGTCAACTGCGCCTAAAGTAATTGCTGTAGCAGCAGCTTTGCCACCATTTAATGTAATGCCACCAGCAACTGAAATTAATCCAACAGAAGCATCATTAGTACCCTGTAAAGCTGCAATTACTATTCTTTCACTCGTACCACCATTAGTAGTTAAACTTATAGCAGGATTAGTGTTTGATGTGGTAGTGAAGCTTATTGCATCAGCAGATGTAAGGTCAAAATCACCTGTTACAGTAACGTCACCTTGTACATCTAAATCTGCTTGCATGGTCACATTGCCAGTAACATCTAGTGTACCACCTATGGTAGTATTTCCTGTAACATCAAGCGTTGAAGCGAGTTGCGTTGCACCAGCTACAAGGTTGCCAAAAGTTGCAGTACTTCCTGCATCCATGGTAAGGTCACCAGCGCCTATGATAACATCACCAGCAGTTACTGTTAAATCGCCCGGATTCACTGTAAAAGAAGTTGCTGCTACTGCGCCTGCAGTTGCGCTTGTCCAAGCATTAACACCACCAATTGCAGAAGTAAGTATAAAAAATGACTCTGAAGTAGTATTTACCCAAGTTGTGCCAATCTCTGCTGTATCAGATGCTAATGGATCTCTATCAGAAACGATAGGTTCCTGTTGTAGGCTTGCATTCGTCCCTGGATAACCATAAAGCGAAAAACGCCTATTAACTTTAGTCATCGTAATCTCCTTAATAATTTTGAATAATCTTTCCATCATTAAAGTATATTTATTTACCTAATACAATATATTTGACTTTTATCCACTAGTTAGATATAGTTAGTAAAGAAAGGGTAAAATATGAAATGCAGAAAAATAGAATTAAATGAACTAGAAAGAGATTGTCTAAAAAATAAATTATTAACTCGGTCAAAATTTAACGAGAATAGTTCATGTTTAGAATGGCAATATGGAAAAGCTGCACGAGGATACGGTTCAGTTTATTTTAAGAGAAAAGTATTTTTAACTCATAGAGCTTCTTGGATGGCGTTTAAGGGAGATATTCCTGATGGTCTCATGGTATGTCATAGATGTGATAATACCAGTTGTATAAACATAGATCACTTGTTCCTTGGAACTCAAAGTCAAAATATGGATGATATGATTTCAAAAGGGAGATGGAAAAAAGGAATAAGAAGAAAAAAAATAACTACAGATACGGACGATAAAAAACAACGAAGACAAATAGTTTTTGATGTTCATCCAGAATTCCATAAAAAAGTAAAAATATTAGCTGCTAAAAGAAATGTTTCGATGAGTCTTTGGATTAATCGCGCAATTATAGATTATATAGCAAAAGAAACGAAATATGACGACAAACCAAAGGAATAAGATGACAAGCATAGGAATATTTAAAGGATTTATAAAAGGGGTAGTAATAATATATGCTATTGTAGCATTTATATATATTAATATACCCCTAGCAGGATGCATTTACTATATATCAAGAAATTTTTTGGCTACTTTATCAATCTTATGAGAAATCTTATCTTGAACTTGCTGTTCTATATCTAATGGTGGTATTCCACGATTAGCAGCAATAATAGACCTTGCAGCTTTTGATTCAATTTCTGTTAATTCGTTGAGCGATCGTATATTATCTATCACCTTTTTTTTACCTGCGTCAGTTTGCATAAGTGTAGGTACTGTATTCATGAACAAACGAATCTCGCCTTCAGTTACTCTGGAACCAAAATATTGCTTAGCATTCTTAACGAATTCAGTAGAAAGCTTCTCAAATTCTTCAATATCAGGACTACCACTTTTTATAAGAGACTTCATAGCACCTGCTAGTGGGCTTGTCATTCCTCCAAGTGCTCCCCCTAAACCACTTCCTATAGCAGTTCCAACTCCAGGAAGAAAAGCAGTACCAATTGCTGAACCTAGTAAGGCACCTGCTCCTGCACCTGACAATGGAGTATCTTCTATTTTAGATAAAAATGACCATAAGTTTGCATTAGGCAGGTTACCTTTATCTATAAGCTTTTCCATACGACCAAGTCGTAAATTATTCTCTTTAGCCGCTTTTTCTTTAGCTTTTAAGACATCTATATACTGCTTAGTTTCTTTGATATTGAATTGTTTTTCTCTAAAAGCTTCCTGTCTCTGTTGAGCTTCTAGTTTCTGCCTTGCAGCCTTTTCCTGAGGCGTAGAAAATAGATCAGCAATCAACTTAGCTCTATCAGGAGATATCTGCTGTTGAACTTGATCTTGTTGCATTTGCTGTTGAGGTTGTTGTTGAATTTGTTGTGGTTGTCCGCCTTGCAATCCTGATAGTAGACTATCTTGTTGATCAGGTTGACCTAGTGCTTTTCTAATAAAATAATCACGATCAAACTGCTGTTGAGGTTGTTGGCCTTGTTGTTGGGCAACACCTAGACTTTGCATTCCACTAACTTGTTCTCTAGAACTTGGCGGTTCATTAAGTTGGATTAATGAGTTAATATTTTGCATAGCTAACTTACGTTCTTCAGGCCCAAGGCTACTTAAAAAATGTGCAGACTGCTGACCTAATATAGGTTCCCATACTTTAGCGAATTGAGATCTTTCTTGTTCTTGTTGATGTTTCTTTATCAATTGACCTATTTTATATCCGGCCAATTCACCTAAGCCAGTACCTAACTTTGCACCAAAACTTTCTCCGCGTGGTATTGATTGCATTAGAGTGCTCCTGCTGTTAATGCTTTTAAAGCCGCTTGTATTGCAAATTCAACTGCTCTTTCTCCAGCCCCAGGTTGTCTAGGCCGATGTATATTCTCTGATTGTGGATTCAATAATGACATAAGCATTTGTAATGCTTGTTGTTTATTTTGTTGACCATATTGAGCTTTTTGAGCAACTAGGTTTGACTCTAGTGCTGCTCTTCCTTGATTCAATTGAGAAGTAAAAGCACCAGAACTTAGCGCATTATTGCCCATTGATGTAAAACGTTCAGCAAGACCAGGAACAGTTTCTTGGCTAAATTGAGTACGCGCTTGTTGAGCGATTGGCTCAAAGCCTTCATATGGATTTTGTAGATCATAAATACCAAGCTGTTGAAGTAATTGCATTATGCCTTGTTGTTGAGGAGTTATTGTTGGATATTGTTCGATCTTTTCTGGCGTTCCTCCAAAAAATTCTTTAGTACCTTCCCATGCATGACGCAACCTAGGGAATTTGGGATTAGGGTTTTTACCAGTTCTCAGTTGCTGGGAAGGATTCATCTGAGATATAGCATTCATGCCAGTAGGTCCATTCAATTGAGGTTGACCCTGTAATTGTTGTTGCGTAATATTTAGCCAATCATATGCCATACTGTCTCCTTTAATTTTTTAATATGATACTAAACTAGTACTTACAATATTCAAGAGTTACTTGCGAATCAGTAAACGTCACCCCTGAAGCATTATTAATAAGTATCTGAGTTGCAGTAACACTTACTTCTATGTTATTACCTGCTGCACCAGCAAATGGCAATGGATAACCAACAACCGTAACAGTATCTGTTGCTGCACCTGAGATAAACATCCATTTAAACATGCTCGTCACTCCAATGCCATGATTAATTGCAGTAACACCAGCGCCTAAAGCACCAGTGTTAACTGTTTTAATAAATCCAGGACGTAGTTTTAGTGGATCATTTGAAGCAGGATTGAAAAATAATTTACTGCTTACAAACTGCTCATTAATGTAATAGCCGGTACATTTAGTGTTTAATACAAGCGCGATATTATTAACATTTTGATAAAGACGAACTAATAGTTCTTTAAATTCTGGGCTCGTAACTTCTACATCATACAAGCGACCTATGTCCCAAACATTAGTAGTTGGGACATAGGAACCTGTATTCATTTGTTGTTCGTCAATAAAAGGTGCCATTATAATCTCTCAATATGAATAATATCTTTTAATGTTTTTTTAATCTCATATGTAACATATGATTGCAATAGTTGTATATCTTCTGTTACCTCTGGAAACTTCTTCAATAAAAGAGGTATATTGTCATTGAACTCTATCAAAACATTAACCGAATCCATAACTTCTTGTGTTGTTTTGTTCATACATATCCTTATTGGAATCTATAACTTGTTGGTTGAGCATTTATACACATAGCATGAAGAACAAAATCACATTTTCTAATAGCTATATCTTTCATTTGAGCATCATTCATAACCAATTGTATTTGGACAACTTCTCCGTCTGCATCAAAGTACACAGGATGCCATAGGCGCGTAGCGTTCTGTTCAAAAGTTATAGGAGCTTCTGCAGTTGTATAAGGGAAAGTATCTAGTGTGCCTGTACCCAATAATTCACCATCACCAAAACTATCTGCTAATAATGGTACACTATTAGTAGATACAAAAAACTCTGCTTGAATCTCCCCTGCAGCAGTCTTATCAACCATAAAATCTATTCGAGAAATATAAGCATTCCTGCCTTGTTTAGCATAGAAATTATATTCTTTAGTTTTGATTGATATATTACTTACTCGAGATATTAAACCACCGCCGCTGTATGTTCCCGTAAATTGATCTTCAGGTTCTACCAGTATTTCAAATGTATCAGCGTCTATTATCTCAATTACTTGAAATATCTTATTATTCAAACTATCTGAAGCATCTGACCAGGTAGCACCTTGTATGTAAATGTACGTATCATTATCAGCACCATCTTGTAGGCTAATATTATGTTGAATAACTGTTAAGGTTGTCGTCACACCAACTAAAGTGATATTAGAAATCTGTAAAACGGCTGCATTGGTCTTCTCATCAGCATCACATATAAATGTATAACCTTGCTGGTTTCCTCCAATAACTTGTCTGAATTTAGCTTGAATAGCACCACTGTCCCATGTTGTTGAATCGTCCCATGTAACTGTTACTGAGTCCCATGTTATGCCACTAATTGGTTGGAAATACCCAAAACATGTAATTGAGTCATCATTAAATGCCCATGTTCCCGTTTTATAGTTGAAAATCAATACCCTACTAGGATAGGGAAAAGTAGCATTAGCCTCAATACCAGGAAAAGTCCAATAGACCATTTCAACATAATAATCTCTGATTCCATAAACCCTAAACACTCCTTGGTCGTTGTTATGAATCTCAAAAACAGTATCTGGTATCTTATCATCAATACGTTCTACGTTAGAGCCATTGCATGCATGTATCCCAACATTTCCTACACCTAGGCAGATTTTATCAAAAGGTACAATAGAAAAGGTTGATTCTGCACCAAGTTCAGTATTAATTTTTTGCCATATAAATGGTTGTGTTTGATTACCTAAATATACTAATTCCCATGTTGAACGTTCAAAAAATACTATAAGGCGATCTTTAACAAATTCTACCGTAATAATAGCTTCACTAGTTGATGCATCGATATTATTGCCACGTCCTGGAATATCTTGAAACCATGCTGCTGGGTCTAAAGGAGATCCTACTTGAGAATACCTGCACCTATTGGTATATGAGATCCCTGCTTCAACTGTATTAAATAGAAGTAATCTATTTTTGAAAGGAACAATAATACGAGCTGTATTAATAATATTGCCGTCAGAATAAAAAATAGGAGAATTTATTTGTGCACCAGAAAATGTATAAGCTCCCGTTGTAATATCAAATGTACCAGTACCTACTGGCGCATCAGTTGTTAAACTACTCACCGCAAGAGCACCATTAGCAACAACAACTACAAATAAAGTAGTTCCAATTACAAATGTTTGTCCAATAGCTCTTGGTGCTGGAGCTACACCCATTGCCCCTCCCATGCCATCAGTATCACCTAATGAAGCACCAATACTGAAATAATAATTGAAAAAATTCCAAGTATTAGCAAAAAAATAACGAATTCTATCAGGAGTATTAAAGTTAGTTACAAAGAAAACTCTATCCGAAGCATTTGCTCCTCTCCAAGTAGTTGCCCAGAAGAACTGAGAATCGTCACCAGTCCATACCGCAGCTCCTGCAGTAGATTCTACTGAAAGTCTTCGCCATCCCAAATTATATTCGTAAGCATAGCGAGTATCAAAACCAACAACAAACTCATCATTTATAGAGCTTTGTTCATAGGTTAGGAGACCCATAACAGGTAAATCAGGATAGAAAAATACATCAGTCCCATCTGGTAAAGCAACACCAGTAATATTAAAATTAGAAGAATTTGGATCCGGAGGAACAGGAGGAGTAATATCAAATGTTGCAGTAGATACAGAGTTATCACTCCGTAACATTTGTTGAGGTCCTACTACAGGATTATACACGGTAAATATTATGTTACCGATACTGAATGCTTGACCTATTGCTGGAGTAAATCCTGCGTCAGCTAATATAGTTGCTATGTTACCAGATAGTGCTCCAGCAGTTATAAATCCTATATTGATTCTTAACCGTGACACTAATGAGCTTTCACCAATCCACCGTGAACCAAAACGTTTTCTTACACGACCTCTAAAAACATAAGCATTATTCAATTGGGAGAATGCCTCGTCTGGTATTAACCAAGGTTTAACATTAGTTTGTAGACCACTATTTTCTTCGTAAGGTGCGATAAAGAATTTATCTGGCATGTTAAATCCCTATTGCTAAGTAAGCAATTGTTAATCCTGCAGGAGGATTAACTAAACCAAATTGAGCAAATGTAACGGTAGTTCCTACAATAGTTTTTATACCGATAATATTGTTGTAGTTAGCAGCAGCATTAGTAGTAGAAGGAAATACAGCAAATACTGTAGTAAAGTTTGGTGATCCAGGAACATCAGTATTAAGGTCTATAGCCAGCGTTGATACGCTCGCCATACTAATACCTGAATGCCACTTAAGTAATATACCTGATGGTAATCGTGTCCAACCTGGGTTAGCCCATCCTGCTGATGTAAACTCTACTATTCGTGCAGCTACCGGAGCTGTTGACCCTAACTGATGAGTAAACACCAATTCTGGTTGTCCAGTTATAGCAGACGTTTGAGAATACAGTTGAACAATACCTGCTTGTGGTGCAGGTACAGGATTTTGTACCGGGAAAGATATCTTATTGTGTTGACCTTGGCCAGGTAAATTATAGCCAATATGATCTATTGCAAAAGCCGTATTGATAGTAGAGAAATTACCATTAATATCAGGTCTACTAGCAGCTAATGTCTGACCAGCGAGTGGAACGGAAATCAAAGCCATGATATCTCCTTAAATATGCTTCCATGTTCTGTGATTTAGTATATTACTAATACTTCCTACAGTAACATTAAATAACAAACTAATTTTACTCAAA